GGATGCTGCTGCATCGCTTGCCGTCTTTGCTGCACTGTTTGCACTGTTGGTCGCCTCCGTCATGTTCTTGCTGAAATTGTTCACGGTGTTCATGTACCCCTGTGTCAATTCCAGTATTTCCTCATAACGTGCATTATTGACGATAATCGGCAAATCAAAGAATTTGTTTTTACCATCTCCCTGTCTGACTAAATAATGACCGGATGTGTCAATCTCAACTCCGATTTCTCTTTCCTTGAGAATCAGAGTGTCCTCAACTGCTTTCCAGTCTGCCGTTGTTCCGGTGCATGGTCTGATTGCTGCCATTGTTCAACCTCCTTTGCTCCGTGATTATGGAATATATCACACAATCACTCCTTTGTGTTCGTTTCGCCGTCTGTTTCCAAGTATCGTGGAATTATACTGCTAATTGTCGGGAGGTCGGCGTTCCTCCGTCAAAATCAACGCCCTCATTCGCATTTCTGACCTGTGGCGTTGCTCCGTCAATGAATACTGGTGTCACCGTTCGCAGATACGGCGTTTCTCCGTCACAATCAAGATACATGCTCGAATATAACGCCTCTGCACGGTTGAAATATTCCTGCACACTCTCAAGGATTTTCTCTGCTGATGCAAGCAGTGAATTTTGAATCGTGTCATCAATATCCTTTTTGTCCTGCTCGACCTGTTTCTTTGCCTCTGCAACTGCCGTCTGCATCTGTGACACATCCTGTCGAATCTGTGTCGCCGTGTTCAATGTCGCCTCAAGCTGCTCTTGATTCTGCAATGCGTCCTCTGCCCGCTCTGTGACCTCTTTGCAGGCTGTTGTCGCCCTCTTGGATTCATCCGTTGCATCGTTCGTATTCTTGACCGCCTGTGAGGTGTCCTGCTGCCTCTGCTGCTCCTGTTGGATGCGGGTGTTTTCATTCTGCTGTCGATTATTCTCTGCGTTCGCTCTTGCCTGTTCTGCTTTTACTCTCGCATTTTCTGCGGTCACTCTTGCCTGTTCCGCTTTCTTGACCGCCTCATTCGTGCTGTCAATACTCTCAATGTGACCCTTGACACGGTTCTCAAGTTCTGTGAACTCATTCGCTGATAGAATCGCATTGTCGTTCCTCTGTGACGGTTCAATCTCTATTGTGAATGATGCGGATGTGATAACCTGTGAATCGTCACTCGTCCGGATTTCAATGTCGCAATACGCCGTTCCGGAGGCTGCAAGTGCTTGATTTGTCAATTCGACTGTCACATCCGAACCGGAATATGAACATGTGTTATATACATGTTTTCCGTCCGGTTTTGTAATGTTGATGACTGCTCTTGCCCCTGTCGGGATTGTGTACGGTTCGCCGTTGTTGAGCAGCCTTGCGATGATGAATCGTGTTGCCTTGTCTCCCTGCTTTGCTGATACTAAATATCTTTTAGTGTCTCCGGACATCTCAAGATTGATGTTCGTCGTCAATTTCGTCAACGCTGCCATGCTCTCACCTCCTCTCGGCGTTTACTGCTTATTCTTCCGGATTCTCCGGATGTTCCTCCTCCGTCTGTTCTTCCGGTTCGGTTCTCAAGGTTCTCTTTGCTGCTTTTTTCGCCTTTTCAAGTTCCTCGTCTTTTTCTGCCATCATTGCATTTGTGGAGTTTATGAGTTCAATCTTTGCCTCACTCCTCACCTCTGCCAGTACAGAAGAAAGAACGCCGTCCATGATGCAGGGAGGCAACGCATGTTTTGTCTGTATTGCCTCCATAGCGTTGAGGATTTCTCCCTTTGCACATTCGATTCTTACTGCGATAGGTGTATTCACGATTATTCCTCCTTTGCTGCCTGCGTTGCTGCCTGTGCTGCAAGTAACATGTCAAGTTTCTTGTCGATGCTCTGCAAGAGTTCCGTGTTTGTTTCCTCTGCGGTTTCTCTTGTCACAACTTCTGCTGTCTCGTTTGGTCTTGATGTGCTTTCCGCATCATCCGGAAACTTGAACTCCGGCTCTGCTGCCTGTTTGATTTCCTCTGTTTGAATATTTTCGTCATTCATCTGCATTGTTTTTCCTCCTGTTTTATCCGTTACTCCATGCACCCGAAATCAAAATCCCATTCTTGAATGTCAATGTTGCTGTTGACCATTTTGACAATGTTCCATCGCTGCTCACTGCTAAAGGTTGCTTGAATGTCAATGTTCCATTGATTGCCCCATCTTCAAAACTCACGTTTCTCAATTTATAATAGTGCATGTTAATGTCTGCCCCTGCATGAAGCATATTCGCCTCATAATTGTTGCACTGTTGTGTGCAGTACGCCCATTTCATCATGTACGAACTGCCGTTTGCACTTTCCTTGTTCGCCCATGACATATATGCTGTGTCATATTCTATGTCAAACACAAGTCCTCTCTGACTGTCATTCCCTATCATGGTGTTTGTTCCGATTTTTCCGACATATTTTCCGTCACGATAGAAATGTTCACCGTTGTAATCGAATCGTGTTCTTTTTGTGTTGTCTGTGATAGTTCCTGTGTACATCGTGATTCCTGTCGAATCAAACTGCATGTACGAACTGCCGTTATTGAATGCAACTCGGACATTGTATGCGTTCTGTGTGATTAGCGTTCCGAAATCATCGGAGTTGACTTTTTTCTTTACCTCGGAGGTTATTTCCTCTGCGGTCACTTGAATCTTTGCATCCGCATACAATGAATACAGTCCTAATACCTCAATATCCGTGATATACACGGGTGCGTTCTGTGTGTATGCGTAAATGTAAATATATTTTGTTCCCTCTGATACCGTGATTTCACGTTCAATCGTCGTGAACTCTTTACTCTTTAGCATTCCGGAGGATGTCGTTGAATAACTTCCCAATGCCCCCACCTGCACCCTTGCCGTGCTTTCGTACCCCGCTGCTGTTGCTGCCTTATATCTCACACGGTACGTTCCCGCAGGTAACTTTCCCAGTGTTTGCCGTATATAGGAACTGGTCGTTGATGTTTTCAAAATCTTCGCAACCGTTCCCAATCCGGACACATCCATCACGGCATTGTTCGTCTCATTACTGTTGTACCAATTATCATCAAGTCCGTTTGAAAAATCTCCATTCACAACATAGTTGTGCATTGAGTTTTCCTCAACATGTTTTACCTCTTGAGAAATCTCCTCTTTTGTGGCTTTTATCAAGGAATCCATCTGCACGGATGTATAATAATTTTTTAGAGTGTAGGCAACACCCGCCTCGACTGCCTCTTTCGATGCCGTGATTTTGGTTTCAATCTCCTCCGTGGTCAAATAGTTCTCAAGGACTTTCTTTGTTGCCCTGTTGGAGATTGAGATTGCCTCCTCGGTCGCTGCTGCTGTCTCCTCTTTCTGAATCTCTGCAAATGTCTTTCTCGCATTTGAAATCTCAACCGTATTCTTTTCCGATGTCTCCGGATATTCCGTGATTTT